GCCCCGATTGCCTGTGGCGGAGGCTGCGCCCAGATTGCCTGTGGCGGAGGCTGCGCCCCGATCGCCTGTGGCGGAGGCTGCGCCCAGATAGCCTGTGGCGGAGGCTGCGCCCAGATTGCCTGTGGCATGATTCTCTTTTTCGGCGTTTGCGCGCTTGATCGCGTCGTCAAATCCGATTTGGCTCTTGACATATTCGATCTGCGCTTTCACGAGGCCAGGAACGCCAATCTCGGCTTTCAGTGTCATTTTCTTCGCAACAATCTTGCTATCCGATGATTCACGTTCGGCAGATACCTCTTCTGCCTCTGCCTCAAAGTACCGGCTTTCATTCGGTGTGTAGTGGTTCAGCACATCAATCGGTTGTTCGCACGCGTGCAGGCCAGCCTTGCAAAGATGCGGCTCTCCATCAAAAACGGCGGTTTCGCCGAGTTTGTATTGAAACCCGCGGCACTTCATATCCTTATTCGTGCCTTTATAAACTTTCATGTTGATCCTCCTGTTTCATCTTTCCAACCAGCCACAGCGGCGGGAATAAATAGCGATCTTCGTCCTCCGGCTCGTCCGGCTCATACTCCGGCTCCGGAATGCTCAAGTACAGATTTTCGCCATCATACGCCATTCCGGCTCACCTCCTGGCGGATCAGCGCTTCACAGAAGCTCTGAACCGTGGAATAGCCCAGCTTTTTCAGAAGCCTGTCCAGCTTCTTAGCCTGATCGTCCGTCAGGCGGAAGTAATACCGGTTCGTCTTCTTCCGGCGATCTGCGCGGTTCTTGGGCGCGTCCAGCGCCTTGATCGCCGCAGCTGCCTCCGGAACAAGCTGCACGCCGTATTTCTCCGGCGCTTCGCACTGAGAAAGCAGGCATTTGTTAAACTTCGGGTAGTCGGCCCGATGTACCGCGTCTACGCAGGCTTTCGCACCATGTCGAACGCGGGAATCCGTTAAACTTGACATAGTTCCCTTTCTGCCCTATAATAAAGGCGTCTTAAGTTTCCTTTCGGCCTCTGTCGCGTTGCCGCGCGGCAGGGGTCATTTCTTTATGCCAGCCCATACAGCAGCGCTACGAGCGCGACGAAGCCAGTCACAGCGCATTCATAAGTCATTCCTGCCATCCCGGCCACCGCCGACAGGATCATCGCCGCGCCGCTCGTCCAAAGGCACAGGCCCTTGACGATCCGCAGTGTTGCCTTGCGGGCCTCCAATTCCTCCCGCAGTCGTTCCCGGCGCTCCTCAGTCGATTCCTCCGGCTCATACCCGAGCCGCTCTGCAAGATTGGTTCTCATTCTGCGTCCTCCTTCGTCTCCGGCAGGCGTTCTGCCGATTCTACCAGTGCCATAAGCCGCTTGTAGTTCTCCGTCCTTTCCCTGTCGCGTTTTGCGAGGTTTGCATACCTTTCAGACAATTCCGCCACTTGCGCGTGTGCAGCCATGTTCTCGTGCTCATTCGCCGCGTTGTTTGCCACGATCACAAGCAGTTCCAGCGTGTGCTTCAGCTCAAACCAATCGTCTCCGCTGAGAATCAGTTTCCGCATTCCGCTTATCCTCCTTCGTCTCCTGCATCCGCCTGGCGAGACGCGCCAGACGGGCGTTTTGTGTCACGAGCTTCTGCGCGTCCAGGTCAAGCCCCTTGCGCTTGAGCCCGCCGATGATCTGCGCCGCCTGGCACTCACACACCAGCGCCGCCTCGATCAGATCATGCAGCTCCTGCGCATCCAGCGTCAGGGTGTAGGTCTTCACTTCCGCCATGTTGCATCCTCCTTCTGTCCACTCCTTTTTCGATTTCTGTTCGTTGCTTCGCAATTCGTTGCCGCTGCGAGGCGGCGCTTTGCTTCGCTTTTCCCTTGCTTTGCATTCGATGCTGTGCCGTAGCTGCGCGTAGCCTTCGATGATTTGCCATGCCCTTGCCTGTCATTGCGTCGCGTTCCGTTGCTGGGCCATGCCCCTGCGTTGCCAGTCTCTGCCCTGCCATGCCATGCCATAGCATATCCACGCCTCGCTTTGCCGTTGCCCATCGTCGCTCGGCCATTCCATTGCTAAGCCGAGATGTGCCACGCAACTCCATTGCGGTGCCGTGCCACTCCATTGCCCTTCGCCGCCGGGCCCATCTATGCCCTCGCGCTTACTCGAGCACTTCGTAGGTGAATCGTCCCTTTCCGGAGTTTCGCCACTGGCCGATGCCTCTGAGCCGTCCGTAATCCAGCCATTCCAGGACGATATCCTTGTGTGCCTTTTCATCGAGCATCACGATATCAAGCTCGATGGAGCTGCCAGCCGGGATTTCCTCAGAGTTCGCAAGGCTGACGCGCTCACCCTGTGCGGTCTGAGCACGAAGCGGCCGCTGGCATTCGCCGACCTCGCCGTTGACCTCAATGGGAATCATGCGCGGCTCCACAAAGATCAGGCCGTCGATGATCTTCTTATAGGCTTTCAGCGCACTGGATTTCTTGGATTTCACGCGTGCCAGCATACCGCAGGCGTCTTTGAAAAAGCCTTTGATCTGATAATCGTACAGAATCGGCTGTCCGTCGGTACGCGGGAAAACGGTTTTGCCTTTTTCGGCGACAGCGTCCGCGCCGAGCGCTGCAATCTCATCCTCAATCGTGCTTGCGTCCGGGGCCTTGCTTGCGATAAAGTCACGCGCAATGTTCTCGTTGCTCGGCCATGTGCCAAGAACCGGCTCCAAAAATGTTAATCTGACTTTCATTTGTTCCTCCTCATGCTCCGAGAAACCGTAAAAACGGCTCTCTCGGGATCTTCACTCTGTGCTTGCTTGTGCAGCAGACCGGGAAGCCCAGCTTTTCAGGCTGTTCCCTCGCCATCAAGCGAAGCCATTGCGGGTTACAGCCGAGAACCTGCGCCGCCTCGCTTGCGAGGATTGTGGGCTTTGACATTGCCCGGATATCGTCCAGCGTCATTTTTCCTCCTTTCTTCGTTCGATCACGGCCTTAACCGCGCCTTCCAAGCGCTTCCTCGCACCCGGCGGATTTCTTTTCCCGTTCAAGATCAAGGACAGATAGCCTTTTGTAAGTCCAAGCTCTGCGGCAAGATCGTCGTATGAAACACGCGCATTGTGCATTTTCCCGATCAGTACGCCTGTCCATTTTTCAGGCATATACACACCTCCATTCTGTTAAAATTGTTGACTGCAACGCCCCGGACGTGCTATACTGCCATTAGCCCTTTTAGGTAAATTCAGGAGGTGGTTGTCATGACCAAACTTTTGAACTTGCCAGTTCCAGACCAAAGAAACGGCGTGATGCGTTAGGGCAAGGGGCAGCGCCAGAACTGCCAAAGTGAGCGGCGCGTCATAGAAGCGTAAGTTCGTTTTGTGTCAGGATGGCATTGCCAAGCCGGTGGAAAGAACTCTACCAATTCGGACGGATGCGAAGTAATGCAGACGACCATCCTGTGCAGCGCGTTCTGGTAAACAACTCTGGGGGAAACCGCTCGTGAACGAACCACGGGCGGCTTTTCTTTTCGCCGCAGTCAACTTTTGAAATTTGTTGTTGAAATTGTTTACTGTTTGTGCTACTATGAATTTGCGAGAAACACATTAGCATTGGCGCAAGCGTTGATTTGCTTGGGCCTTGTCTGTTGCAAACTTTTTCAACCACAAGGCAATAATACATCAAACATTCTCAACTGTCAACCGCTATTTGCAAACTAATTCAATTTTCGTCGTATTTAACAATTCCAGAGGTGTATTATTGTGTTTTATGACAACTTTGTTGCGCTTTGCGCTTCTGTAAACAAAACCCCTGCATACGTTGGCCGAGAACTCGGAATTGACAAATCAACAATAAGCTGTTGGAAAGCGCGGAAGACAAAACCCTCTGACGTAAATGCGCAAAAAATCGCCGACTACTTCGGCGTAACAGTAGAAGAACTGATGGGCAAAGGCATAAAAAAAGAGCGCCCCGCCGATGGCGAAGCGCTTATTCGTGACTTGCCGGAGGATATCCAGCAGATTATTCGGATTTGCATGAATCGTCCCGAACTTGCATCCGCTCTATTAAATCTTGCGAAGCAGATAGAAAAAGATTGAGTTTTTCGGGCGTGAATCTTGATATAGTTTCCACCAATTCCTTGATTGTCGCGGCTTCTCTTTCGTTCATTTCAGCTCCTATCTCCATTCTTCCAAATTCCGACGTTTATTTTTGTGCAGCTTCTACATTGCGGCTGCTTGTTCTAAGTGGTAATATGTAATTGTTTACAAACCATATAAGGAGTGCCGCATTGATGACTAAAAATGAATATATTGTGCAGTGCCCAAGATGCGGGGCAGAGTTCCCGGAACAGGAGAAGTTCTGCCCGCACTGTGACACGCCGAACCGGAAGATGATCTGCCGCTCCTGCGGCGCTCAGATCAACGCCAGTGAACGCGTTTGCAAGGTATGCGGCGCAAAAAACAGGAGAAAGACCGGCTCTTCGAGGAATTTTATTCTGATTGGAGTCACCGTATTGGCCGCTCTCGGCATCTTGTTCTTTCCGAAGCAGTCTAAGCAGGCGGATCAGCCGCCCGCACAGGCACAGGAGGCGGTTTCCCAGACGCCGGAAACGCCCGAACAGTCCATCGCGCAGGATGCACCTGAACAATCTTCGCAATCCTTCAACGTGGAAAAGCACTCCGGGACGTTGTTCGGCGGCGGGACAGTCGAAATCACAATTCCGTCCGACTACATAGGCGAAGACGTCACGCAGGAGAAGCTTGACGCAAAAGTCGAGCAAGCAGACGGCTTTAAATCCGCCACGCTGAATGCAGACGGCTCCGTCACATATATCATGACGGAGGCCTGCCATAAAAAACTAATGCAGGATATGGCACAGCAGCTTGACAGCAGCCTTGCCGATATGGTAGGCTCTGAGGACTACCCGAACGTCACTGCGATTGATTCCTCCGATGACTACACAAAATTCACCGTCACGCTGTCTTCCGACACTGTAAACCTTCAGGAATCTCTCATGACCTTGGTGTTCTATATGAGCGGCGGCCTGTACCACTATTTCAGCACGGGTGAGCCGGTTGATAATATCAATGTCCGCTTTATAGATCAGTCCGGCAATCTCTTGCAGGAAGCAAATTCAAAGGATGTCAATCCAGATGCGCTCTCTTCTGACGTCAATTCCGACGTCAGCGAGGCAGACCCCCCTATGGAAACTACTTCTCCAGATCCTTCTCAGGGTAAGTCCGCTGGAAAATTCGTCGCAAGCAAGGATAGCGACAAATTCCACAAACCGAGTTGCCGATGGGCCAAAAAAATACTAAGTGAAAACGAAATCTGGTTCGATTCCTCTGACGACGCCATCGCCGCCGGATACGGCGCTTGCGGCACTTGCAATCCAAGATGATTCAGATCAATGCAGCACGCGCGGCCCCCGGCGTTCTTCCTGCTCCCGGCCTATGTCGGCGACGCAGGAAAAGAGCAGCGGCACGCCCTTGATGTAGTCCACGCTGACGCTATGCACGTCTGTCAGCTTCGCACCGTCTACTGTCACGTCCACTTTCCCATTGTTTACCCGGATGTTGATGCACTCCATATTTTTTCCTCCTGTCATTTATTATAGAACGGTTGTTCTAAAAATCAACATGGTATTATGAACAAACAGACCGCGTTATTTTTGGGGATCAGGAATCCGATGGTGTACAGTTTATGGGACTGATGATTTGATATAATATTCGGTTTGACCGGCCCCATCGTATCTGGAACATACGGTGGGGCCATTTCAGCAGATGCCGGATTCAGGAACTATCTGCTACGTTTTTATTGTACCAGATAATGTTTGTAAGAAAAGCCCGAGTTTTGCGTTTTCTTCTCATAGTTTGCGTTTTCACCCGGAAAATGTAAGAAATAACAATACAATCTGCGATTGGAGGCGCATCAATGTCCGCAATACAGGAACTCGCGCCGTTTATCGGCGCGTATCATGGGAAAATCAGAAATGCGAAAGATCACAGCGGAATGACTCTGGAGGAGCTGTCGGAAAAGTCCGGAGTTTCCTTCTCCACCGTGAGCCGATTATATGCCGGAACACAAGCGGATCCACGGCTTTATAACTCGGCCGCAATATGTAAAGCGCTTGGTCTGTCGCTCGACGAGCTGTTCGGCCTTGAGAATCCCGTCGGAAGCCAGGAAAAGCTGACCAAGCAGATCCATCGTGTCGAGCTTGAAAACGCCAAGCTGGAGGCAGCAGCAGCCCTACAGAGCGCGCAGATAAGGTCTACACATACAATGTGTTACGTTCTCGCCCTATTTTGTTTGCTTCTCTCCTTTACCCTGATTGCCTGCCTTGTAACGGATGCGCAGAGTCGGAACGCAGGCCTCATTCGAGATGGAGACTTGTCCGTAACCGCATGGGCGTGTATCGCCCTGATCGTAGGTTCAGTTCTGGCTTCGGCAATTACTTTCTACGCGATCCGAAAAGAACGTGGAGGGAAACATGGAGTGCATCAAGTGTAAAAAAGAAATTCCAGACGGCGCGCCCTACTGTTGCTGGTGCGGGAAAAAACAGGAAGCGCGGCGAAGCCGGACGCGCGGGAACGGGCAAGGAAGCGCTTACCAGCGAGGGAAGACGTGGACGGCGCGTTGGACAGAAAGAACTTACCTAGACGAGAACGACAAGCTTCGGCAAAAGATGCGAACAAAAGGCGGGTTTACATCAAAGCGCGCCGCCCTCCAATATGCCGCAAACCCTCCGAAGGAAGAGCAGCGAAGCCCCACTCTCAGAGAATACTACAAAACATATCTGCGTGGGGATTATCTATCCTTATCGGCTGATCGTCAGGGCGCGGCGGAAAAGGCATTCGAGCGCATGAGAGAAATCGCCGACCGTGAGATCGACGCGCTTACCATCGCGCAGATACAGGATGTTATCGACCGCAACGCCAGCACCTATTACACGCGGAAAGATATGAAAACTGTCCTCTCCCACTGTTATAACCTCGCAATTGCAGAAAAGCAAACAACCGTGAATCTTGCAAAGTACATAAAGCTTCCGGAATTGGAAGAGAAGTCGCCGGAACCGTTTACCGACGCCGACGTAAAAAAGCTATGGGAAGCGTATGCAAAAGACCACTTCGTTGGGTTTATTTTAACGATGATTTATACCGGCATGATGCCCGGTGAGCTTCTGAAACTCAAGAAAGATATGATTGACTTTGAAAAGAATGAGATCGTCCGAGGCGGCATAAAGACAAAGAAGCGGAAGGAAACGCCTATGGTCTTCCCGGATTTCGTTGCGCCGGTGCTGCATGAACTATGCGAAGAAAGCAAATCGCGCGTCGGAAATATCTGCTGCATAAACAAAGATAATTTTTACAAGAGATATTATGAGTGTTTGGAGCTTGCCGGAGTGCAAAAGCTACCACCTTACTCATGCCGCCATACAACCGCTACAGCCCTCGCGATGAAAAACATTGATCCGTTTACGATCAAGGAAATCATGCGCCACACGAAGATAACCACTACCCAACGGTATGTACATCCGGACATGAAAGGCATGGTCGATGCCGTAAATCAGTTGCAAAACGACTCGCCAGAGTGAATTCTGTATGCTACAAAATATGTTACAAACGCCAATTTCCCCAGTGTTTTCAATGGGTTTTTCTCCCCTGCTAAGGGAGTAGGCGTCTAAAAAGCGCGCGAGAGTTCAAATCTCTCCTTCCGCGCCAAAGTACCGATTTTAGATGTTTTAAATCTAAAATCGGTACTTTTTTATGCTTTTCACCCTATTTTCTGCGTATTTTCAAAAAGCAAAAGATCAAGTTATGACACGCTCTGTAACATAAAATTATTTTCCGTATGCTACATTGTATGCTACAGATTCAGCGCAATGCGAGGGGACTCCCCTATTTTTTGCTACATGGACTTTATTTTCCGAAGCATAGAATCATAGACTTTTCGGTTCACAAGCGATAATGTGTCCATAAGTTCATCAACGACCGCCCAAGCCTTTGCCGGGTCTTTCCCAGCTACTGCAAGCAAAAACTCACTGTCCCCGTACTCGCCCACGGTAGCCGGTTCTGCGGTCACAGGGGCGGGAGCGCCGGAGTAGTAACCCACATACCTACCGCCGTCGCCCCGTTCCTCTTCCTGCATCTTGTCGCGTATCACATAAAGATCTGCCAGTTTGGCATAATTGGGATAGCTGGATTCCTCATATTCCAGCCGCGCTATCTCCTTGCGGATCTCGGCTTTATCCAGCATATCGCGCCTCCTTATGCCCGCTCGATCTGCTCCATGCAGCGGCGGATCGCGTCACGGGTTTTATCGTCGTCCGCGTCGCGCATCATATCCTCCAGCTGCGCATGCATATGCTCGCGGGCGTCTGTGCGGCTATAGCGGCCCATTGCGTCGCGGCGTCGGCCACGGTAAGAGCTGCCCCGTCCATATGTACCGCGCATATCCGCCTCCCACTCGCCATCGCGGGAATAGCTGCCGTCTTCAGCCATCTCGATCTTGTAGGTATTCTTGATGGAGCTCGTCAGCTTCTGGATCGCGTCCAGATCGCCCGCAGACATTTCGCGCTTGTCGGCGATTTCGTCAAGCTCTTTGCAGAGCATTTCACGCAGGTTTTTCAAATCGTACATATTGCATTCTCCTTTCACGATACGCGCTCGACGATCATATTGCTATTTGCGAAACTGATCGCCTGCGCGCTGGTGTTCTTCGCCGCTACAGTTAGGCAGCAGCCGCGCGGGACTTCCACGAATGCGGAAACGAAGATGTTGAAATAGTTCTCAACAGCCGCAGGGGTTACGATCGCTGTGGCGCTGCTCAGAGGTTCGCCGTTGATTGCAAGCGCAGCGGTAATGGCACCTACTGTTCCGCCTGTAGGGACGGCGATATTCGCACCAAAGGATACGCGGAACTTCGCCTTGCATTGCTGCGTAAGCCCGCGCAGCGTAACGAGCCCGCTTCCTTCTCGATGTACGATGCACGGCTTTCCGCAAGCCGCCGTGGAGATCAGAGGGACGTTCTGCCCAGCGGCGACAGTTTGAATCCCGGATGATGTAAATTCAGCCATAAAATCATTCCTTTCTAAAAGTATCGAATTCGGCGCAGTTAAAATTAGCAGCGGGACGATTGCCCCGCCGCGTTGCTGTCGAGTATCGGCAATGGGGCCGATCATTTTCGTGAGGCCACGAAAAAGCTCTACGATATGGAGTTTGGGCTGTTACGCCGCGCAGCCGTAGCCGTAACCGCTGTTGTAGCTGTTGCAGCAATACGGGTTCGCTACTACATAGGCCGGGTTCGGGCTCGGGCGAAGCGTAGATACAAGGTAGTTGTTCTGCGCGGCCTGAGACGCTGCCAGCTGGTAGCCGAAGATCTGCTGATTCTGCTCAGCGATCTTTGCATCCTTCGCGGCCAGCTCCTGCGCCGTCAGACGCTGATCGATGCTGCGGAAGCCGCAGTTCATAGCGTCGATGATGTCGCGGGTGGTGTTCTGCATGAGATTGCGGGTGTCACTGGCCTGCGTGGCGAGGTTGTAATTCACGCCCATGATGGCCTCGCGCTGCTCGCAGCAGCAGCTTGCGATCTGCGCCTGAAGGGCGCTCAGCTGCTGCATGAACGCCATCTGCGCGTTGCAGCGCGCGATTTCGGCCTGCGAGAAGCCGCTGGTCACGGCCTGCGTTACACCAGCAAAGCCGTTGAGCACGCCGGTGTTCATGGCATAGAAGCCGTCACACAGCCCGGAGTTCACGCCATCCAGCTTGCGCTCGAGGTTTGCGAAGTCAGACGTGAGCACATAACCATTCATCGCGCCGCCGTTTCCATTACCTCCCCAACCGTTGCCGCCCCAGCCATTGCCGCCCCAGCCGAGGAGAAACAGCACGGCGAACCACATCCAGTTATCGCCCCACATGCCCATACCGCCGCCGTAGTTATTGGCGGGCTGAAGGGGCATAGTCGGCTGAATGCCGTCAGTAGAAAGACTCATAAAATTCTCCTTTCGTAGATTTTTTGAAATTTATCTCAATCGTGGCCACGAATTGAAATCCGTTTTATCCGATCAGCTGCCGGAACTGCGCCGCCATCTGCTGCAGCTGATTCAGCTGCTGCTGCGTGATTTTCCCGCTTTGCACCAGCTTTTCAACCTCCGCTTTCGGGTCGCCCTGAAACGTCTGCTGAAACTGCCGGAATTGCTGCACCATATTTTGAAACTGCCCCATCCGGCCGGGCATCTGCCCGCCGCCGAGGGCCTGAAACAGGGGGTTAGCCATCGCTTTCAGCCTCCTTTGTCTTTCTCGCCGGTCTTGCGCTGGGGGCCGTCAGCTTGGCTACCAGCTCCTCAAACTCGCGGCGAGTTACATATTCCTCGCTCATGTCCCTTCGCGGCGCTGCGGGCGCTGGTGCGGCCTGTGCGCGCTCTACGAGATCGTAGGTCGTCATGGTCGGTTTCCCGCTTGCATCGGCCTTTTTTACATACACGATCGGCGCGTTCATATCCCAAAGCGTTACCGCGTTGTTCGGCGCGACTATAAAGTCATTTGCCGCCTGCTCATTCGGGACCCAGATGATCGACTGATTCTGCGGCTGCTGCGGCTGCGGCTGATAAGTCGGCAGCTGCGGCGCGGGCTGGTACTGCGGACGCATCATTGGCTCCTGCATCGGCTGACTGATCGGCTGGCCGATTGGCTGATTATAAATCGGCTGCTGATACACATACGGCTGTTGTCCGAACATCATTTATCCTCCTTTGCCCAGTAGAACAGCGGGATCTCACTCCCAGAATCCCATGTGTCAAAATACGTCCCATCTTCCACGCACACAACGTGGCTTGATAACGCCAGCACATACACGCCGCGCGGATGGTCTGCACAGAAATCCGCGACGGTGTAGCAGTCCGGGCATGTGTTCGGGATCACGTTCCGGGTAAATCCCTGCTGCCGGAGGTATGCGCTCCACACGCTGTTTGCGCTCGGAAGATCGCCCAAGATCAGACCTTGCAAGCACAGCCCGATATATATTTCATCCCAGCTTTTCCCCGTCGCCTTTGCGATTGCTCGAACAGTGCAGTCCCCGACCTGCCGACCGACGGGATTTGGATTGAAATAAGAAAAGCCCATACCGAACACTCCTTTGATGTGTCCAGTATGGGCTTTTTACTATTTTCCTGTGCCTCAGTTATGCATCAGTTTTGCTCAAATAAATATGCAGCAATCCAGCCGCGTATCAGTTCGTTTGGCGTCGTGCCGTTGGACTTGGCTGCGGCCTTAAATCTTTCCGCGATCTCCCGCTTGAGCTTGCAGGAGATCACGGACATGTTCTCAGCGTCCCACTTGTTGCGAGCGCGGCGCTGGGTGTCAGTCGGCATAGCATACCTCCCACGCGCAGACGTTCGCCGCATTCAACGCGGCAGAAATCAGCGCTTCGGCGTCCACGCCCAGAACGCCGGAGATGGACCGCAGAACGCCCAAGACATCCTCCGGGGTGTCAACGGACGCATCGTCCATTGTGCCGTCGGAAAAGCGCCAGCAGAAGCCGTCAGCCGTCACGGAAAAATACACGCGGCTGCCAAAATCGCCGCAGGACGTGTCGTCGGCCTCGACGGTGACAAGCTGGCCGTTAAGATCGACGACGATACCGCCGGAAAACTGCCAGTAACCTCCGCCATTATTTGCAGTGTCCGGGTTATAGTGGGGATTTGTCTGCGCTCCCCACGCGGAAACGATATTAAACATGTCTGCCATCCTCCGATTTTTTTGTCGTGTTTGTTTTGCTTTGTGTCTATGGCTGCATTATATACTGTAATACCGTATATGTCAAGGGGGTTTTTAAAAATTTTTATATAAAAAATAAGCGCCGAGAAACCGGCGCTTATCTCAGTTATACAGTTTGCTGGATGTCCGCTGCATCTCCCGCATGATCTCCGGCAGGCGTCGCTGTACCGTGGCGCGGCCTAGAAACAGCTCCGTCGCAACGTCCACTTGCGGGAGCTTGTCCACGAAGTAAAGCTGCGCGATCTTCTCGTTTTCCCGGCCAAGATTGGCCTGATAGATCACGGCCTCCATATCCTTGCGTGTCAGGCGGCCCAGCTCTGGCGGCAGCTTGGCCCGCGCCTGCGGCGACATACGCTCCGCCTCCTTACTTTTCCTTGTGCTTCAGCACGGCGATATTGCCCTTGTTGCCGACTTCGAGATCCAGCGCAGCGGCCAGATCGCGCACCTTGACGTAGTTCGTGCCGTTCTTCAGGATGCGCTCAACGGTGACTTCCTTTCCGTCGATGATGATCTTGCTCTTTTCTACCATTTCGGTTTCCTCCTCTGCATTTTTTCCATCTTCGAGGGCCATCACGGTATGGCCCTCGCTTACCAGTACGTCGCCGCGCAGGAGATTCGCGTCCGTCGTCAGATACTTGCTGCCGGTCAGCAGCTCGAAGTCGTCCGTTGCGGGCCAATCGTGCAGCATACAGTAGGTGGTGCAGGAATTCCCCTGCTTTTTGTAGAGCGCGGCGACGGCCTCGCAGCCTGCGGCCACGGCGCAGAGCATCATGAGCGCGGAGCAGTCCGTCTCCACGGGCTTTGCGATCCTGCTCACGTCCCATCCGACGGCTCTGGCGGCCTCATACGCCGTGTTCCTGTTGTCCATGTCGTATCCGATGTTCCGGTTTTTAATAGCCGCCTCGCACGTCTGCGCGGCCCGCTCGGCCTTTTTGCGGCTCTTGTAGCGCAGGACGCCGAGCCAGCGGCCATTGTACCAGTTGGAGATATTCAGCTCCCGCCCGGTCTGGTTGCCGGGCTGCTGGTTGCGTCCTCCGGTTTCCCCAAGGCTTGCCTGTCCGATCTTGATACTCATGCCCGCTCACTCCCGTACAACTCGTGGTGCAGCTGCAGCACGGCGGCCTCGATCAGCTTGTCGATCGTTTCCACATCAAATTGGATGCCCTTCTCGGCGAGGAATTTCACAACATACGCCTTTTTCGCCGCGCCGTCCGTCGCGGTGTACAGCTGCTCCGCCGCCTTTACGCCGATCTCAACGTAAGTGCGGAGCGTTTGCAGCTTGTCCGCGTCGATCTTGGTTTTGAGCCACGGGATCAAAAATGCCGAAACGAGCGCGCTGATGAGCGCGATCACTGCCGAGATGATTTGTGTGTAGTCCATATGTATGCTCCTTTCAATCTTTCAGCACGATCTCCGCGATGCGTGCTGCCGCTTCCGGGCCGTATTTCTCGGCCCATTTATCCATGTACTTCTGCGCGTACTTCGCGCGGTTCTCGTTCTTGGCCTTCCAGAGATAAAACCCGCTGGAAGCCGTCGTTTCAGCCAGCACCGCAAGCGTGATCTCTGTCAGATCTGCACCTGCCGCGCAGGCGATGATGAGCGCGAGGCTGACGAGCGCGCTGCAGATCAGCCACTTTTTGCTAAACTCCATTGCTGTGTCCGCATTGCGCCTCCAGCTGGTGCAGGAATTTTTTCACGTCGCCGTTCCCGCCCAGCTTGACGTATTTCTGCCCGGCGATCAGGCGCTCGGCCATTGGCATTTCCTCCGACATGATGGTCAGGCGGAGAATTGCGAGATACTGCTCGTCCTGATGCTCCTGCATTTTCCCGAGCTTTTTGTCGATCTCGGCTAGATGCGCCTCCTGCGTCGTGGCCTTGCCGCGCTTTTTCTGTATCGCGCTGACGACGGCGTTGACGACCGCCGTCAGCGCGGACGAGCCGAGCACGGCGCAGACGAGGGTGACGATGATGGTTTTGCTGTCCATTTTTCCGTACCTTTCTCTTTTATTTTGCCGGGCTAATCGTCCGCCATTTTGATGTAGGTAGTGGTATCGCTGGAATAGCTGATCGTCGGCAGCGTCGTGCCGCCGAGGGCTGCGTAGAGGGCCGGGTATGCAGCCTGATCGAAGGTTGAGCCATCACACGCGTGCCACGGGGCAGCGAGGACGCGGACAGTCGTGAGGATATCACCAACGTGATAGTTCGGCTCTGCCAGCTTCGCAAGCGCCTCATTTACCATCGGGTTCGCCGGTGCGTCTCCGGCGCGCCAGATCTCCGCAGCAGTCTGCGCGGTCAGTAGATTTCCTGCTGTGAGCGGAGTTTCTATCTGCAGTGGCTCGTCCTCTAGTTTAAGCCATACGCCACGCAATACAACTTTGTAGGCATTGTAGCCTACATACCGGATAGCTCCGTTAGCTAGATCTATGCTGCCTACTCTATCTTGCATAATTATTCCTCCAGCGCCTTGATATAGGCTTTACAACGGGTACTCACGCCAATAATGGGAATCGTCTTTCCGCTAACGCTATAATCACAATATGCAATGCCGTTGCTTGAACTATATGCCGCTCTTCCGTCAAGCGATAGAGCAATGTCTGGTATACCGTCATTTAGCACATCGCTATAGGCTTGCCCAGCTGCAGGGTCGCTGATTGCAATAATATTTACCGCGCTTGTACCATTCTTTGTCGCTGTCACGTCACCGGCTGTCACAAGCAGCCCGCCTTTGTATTTTCCACCGCTGTATGCTGGAAGCCATCGCTTGCCAGATTCATAAGAGATAATTTTCCCGTTGCTCCATGTTGTTCCGTTGTTCGTCGAGTACCTGTACACCATATATCCGGTATACTCGGTAAAAGTACCGCCAACGATGCTTGTCTTCATAAGCCCGAAGAATGCAATGATTGTCGTTCCGCAATGATACGCAGACATCAGATCATGCCTTGTGTAACCTGGCGGTTCGTTGAAGGATGGAGAAAGAGTCGCAAGTGATACGGTACTTACCGTCTCCCATGTCGGATTGATCAGAGTTTCCGCCGTTGCTGTTGTCAGGCTGTTGCTCTCGTTTGATAGCTCCAGCTTGTAAAAGCGTCCCTGCTCTTGATTGTAAAAAAAGACACCGTCGATGTCTCCTATCGCCACAATCGCCTGCGTTGCTGGGTTCACATATGAGCAGCTTATATATTCATGATCGTGACCATCGTAGCCGGTGTATTTTGAACCCACGGCATAGATATACAAAAAGTTCGGCGTAATAAACAGCCCACGATCTCCTTTGGTTAGCGTAGACGGCAAACTCCCGCTTGCGTACAGCGTGAATTTTGTATCAAGGCTCGATGTTTTGTATATTCCTGTGGTTGCGGCTGAACCGCTATCCAAAATGGTGTAGTAAAAGCCGTTCGCGTATTCCAGCACTGCGTCTACCATCGTAAGCCCTGAAGGAATGGATGTTCGCTGCGTCCACGTTTCCAAATCAGCGGAAGTATAAAGTTTATTGCCGGACATTGCAACCCATTCCCCATTCAAGAACCACATTGCGGTCGGATTTATGCTTGCCGTTTTCAGTGTCCATGGCAGAGGTGCTGCAGAACTGCGAAGAACAGAGAAAAGTTCCGGATACTGCTCCTGCGATACGATGCGGCCGTCGCAGGGGAGCCAGGCGGCGGAAAGGTCGGTACGGGAGGTGATGGCGATATCGCCGACTCTGGCCGTGCCCTCCGAAAGCTTTCCGAACGCGTCGTTGACTGTCGGGTCTTCCGGCCTCGTGGTTGCGTTCGGCCAGAGCTTGGCGGCAGTGGCATCGGACAGAAGATTTGCCTTATTGAGAGGCGTACCCTCAACTGTTGGCTCGTCCATACGTTTCATGTACTCGTAGTGATCAAGACTACCGTCGGAATTGTAGATGCCATATCGAATAGCACCGTTGGAAAGGACTTTTGTAGGTTGACGATCTTTCATATCAAGCCTCCTGTCGCGCATTCCGCAGCGCCGGTGTAGCGGAACGCCTTTGTGATGTTGTCGATCAGTTCCTCGCAGAGCGCAAGAATGCGCTCGATGTCGTTTGCGCCGGTGTAGGTCAGCCGGTCGAGGCCGGGCGCATCCGGTGTTCCTTCGGGGTATGCCAGTGCGTCCCGGATGGACTGCACCTGCTTGCGGTATGCCTCGGCCTGTGAGGCCGTTATAATGTCCGTTACGGCCCAATCTGTTTTTGCAGACCATGCGATACTCATGCCGCAGATCGGTGCAAGACGCGCCGCCAGATAATTCAGGGCGGTTCCCACGCGATTCATGTCGCTTGCGTTGTACGCGCCCTTCATCCCAGCCAGCCATTCCGCCTGCTCGGCTGCGGTCATGGCAGCAAAGCCCTTCGCGGCCAGCGCCTTGACGTGCTCCACGTCCGCCTGCGTCCGGTCGGTGACGAGGGTGTCAATGATGGTACTCATGCGCCAACTCCTTTCGTTACGGCATAAATTCCGCCTCCGCTGAACGTCAGTTCCATACCGGTCTGCACAGCATTTTCGTTTTGTGCGAATGCGTCGGAGATTTTGATGGTGTCGCCGGTTTCGAGCGCCGGATTGCCCCGGTTTTTCACGCTGTAGATCTTTCGGCGATTATACTGCGCAAGCAGCCACGCAGCCACACTCTGATAGTTTGCAGGCGCTACGCACGGGTTATTTACGCTCTTGATGTTTTTTCCGCTCCCGGCGGTGATTGTCGTATCGATATTCGCGTAGTCGCTCTTAACGTGCAGCTCTACGCAATCAACCGCTTCCGATATGGACACACCGTCATAGTTATAAAGCTCATCCGGCGTTATTTCTCCCAATACTGCGCCTGCTGAAAGCTCCGCGATGTGCAGGTTTCCGGATCGATCAAACCACGCGGAGCACATTGCGGCCTGTGCCAGAATCCGGATCGCCTCGCGTCTCGTCGTCTTCCGAGGGATTGCAGGGACTACCGTTCTTTCGTCTGCGCCGCCGCCGTAGATCACAGTGACGTCGTATCCTTCCAGTACGGACGCAACTACAGTCTGGAGCTTGCACGCGGTAGCGTTTCCGGCCTCATAGGTTGCGCGATCGAGTGTCGCAGCCATATCGTTTCCGACAAGCTGTGCCGTAACGCCGGAATCGCGTGCTGTAACGGATGTAAAAAAGAACTCGCCAACGTCTATGCTCTCTCCGTTTACAATGCATCTGGCAAGCAATTTCTGGCCATCCTGAATCACGGAGAAAACGCCGTCCGGGTTCAGAATGTTGTACCGATGATCCGCGTTGTCAAATGTAAAGGAAATCTGCCGGGACGGGAACGATTCGCAGGAAACGGATGCTTCCTCTATAATCTTCACGTCGGCCATTGTGTCGTTTTCGTAGGTTTCCGTCAGGCCGAAATCGATCTGCCGCAGCCGGGCGCGTGTCTTTGGCAGGAGCGTCTTGTCAAATCGAATCGTCAGCTTTGTGTAATTTGCGGCAGTCATGCTGATGTTCTGCCGCGCCTGCGTGATCATCTTTGTTCCGGTTGCGACCGCCGCTCCGTCGCTCGCATATGCGGTAATTGTGATCTGCGCCGGGTATTGGTTCATTTTTTCATCAAACAGCATCGCCCAACCAATCGTGGATACCGGAGCGGAGAATTCAAACGTAATTATGCTTGCCATTTCGGCGCTCTCGTTTGATACTACTCCGCTCCACCAGCCTACATGCTGCCCGTCAAAGCTATCGTTCGGAATATCGATTGTCCCATCCAGAACCCACCGGTTCAATTCAAGCCCAGCAAACTTCCCGGATATGGTTTCTCTGTCGCTGATCGTTTCGGCGGCGCTTGTGCCTGGTGCCGAATCAGATGCAGAGGCCGTACCGTTCTTCTTTGCCGACGGGTCAACAATGTAAAACCGGACAAGCATGCCGACCTCACGCACCGGTGTAAACGGTGCGTAATTGCTCGATACCTTCTGCATCAATCCACCCCTTGCTGTGTCGCGGAGATCGTGACGCCGCACCACTGCGATACGCCGTCCTCATCGTAGATGATCGCCTTGTATTCCGGCTGTTCAAAAAGGAAATCCCTTGTTTTGTCGCCGTCTACATCCGGGTATGTTACGCTCAACACATGTTTCGTGTTGATCATGCTGCGGAGTTTTCGGAGATCGGCGACAGAAAGCCAGCCCGTCGGGATTTTCAATTCATTTTTTACCCCGATGATATCCATAACCGTCTTTCCGGATGCCATTGTCGCGGTTGCGCCAATATCCTTCGGCTGAATCGTGAACACGAGATCGCGCAGAAGCGTGACCGTGTTTGTTCCGTCCGTGATTTTAATCCTACGCAAGCGATACACCCCTTTGTACGATCTCGCCCCGCAGCGGATCGAATATTGCTCTTGCTATCGTCTGTCCGTCGAGTACAAGGTTGATCTGCATTGGCGTTCCGGGCTGGTTGTTGGCAAGCAGGCCGTTCACGACGCCGACAGAGGACTTTGCCGCGCCGGACACGGAGAATGACGTTGTTCCGAAGGTCATCTGATCTTCGATATCTTTCCGCACCCCGAGCATTTCCCTGTCAAAGCCCTGCCCAAGTCCTTCTGCCATGTAGCCGCCGATTCCGGCGAAGACTTTAGACGGGGACGCAATACCGAGGATGCTCTTGACGCCGCTCACAAGGCCGTTGACCATATCGCTTACCGTCCGCTTTAGGCTCTCCCACATATGCAGAAATCCGTTTTTGATACCGTCAACGATATTTGTTCCGATGCTGCCCCAATCGTATCCGAGGAACGTATCTACAATCGATTTGATTATCGTTGGGATCGACATGACAAGATCCGGGATTGCGCTAATAAGGCCCTCAATAAGCGCCATGATGATTTTCGGGCCGGACATGATGATTTGCGGAAGATTGTTAAGAATCCCCTGTACAATCCCGATAATGAGTTTTGGCACAGCCGCAGTAAGCTGCGGAATGGATTTAATCAGGCCATCGATCAGCGACATAACAAGTTTTGCGCCGGATTCAATGATTTTGGGGAAGTTTTCAATAAGCGCGGTGATGAGATTTGTGATAAGCTTGGGCGCCACCTCAAGCAGCCTCGGGACGGCGTCAATGATTCCGTCCGCCAGAGCGAGGATGATCTCAAGCGCCGCATCTACCAAATTCCCGAGATTGCCAGGGTCGGTCAGCGTTTCAGCGATTTTGATGATTGCTTCCGTTGCCGCCGGGATCAATTCCGGAAGCGTCTCCGTAATGCCTTGTACCAGAGAGATAACAACATCTATACCGGTTTGAATGATTTCCGGCAGAAGCTCGACTATGGCCGGAACGAGAATCCCAATGGCTGTCGGCGCGATGTCGCCAAGCACCGTAAGGATCTCCGGGAGCGCGGACATAAGTCCGGTAATTAGGCTTGCCGCGCCTTCTATAAGCGAGGGCAGGACAGAGCCAAGTATGCCCGGCAGTTGCGAGCTTACGGTTCCCAGCAGCGTGGAAATTGCCTCCACAATGCGCGGCAAAAGCTCCTGAATGCGCGGAATCAGGTTATTGCCCGCAACAACAATGGAATCCGTGAAGTTTCCCACGAGGGTTCCCAAGTCCTGATCCGGGTCTGCAAGGCCGGTCACAAGGTTCTTCAATGCGGCTTTTACCATGCCGAAAGATCCTTGAATCGTGGACGCGGCTTCTTTTGCGGTCGTGCCGGTGATGCCCATTTCGGTCTGCACGACATGGATCGCGTCCACGATATCCGCATAGCTGGAAATGTCGTACTTGATGCCGGAGATTTTCTCCGCGTCTTCAAGCAGCCGCTGCATTTCGGCCTGCGTACCGCCGTAGCCGAGCTTCAGGTTATCGAGCATGGTGTAATTTGCTTTTGCGAACCCCTGATATGCGTTCTGGATTGATGTCATGTCCGTGCCCATTTTGTTCGCGTTGTCGGACATATCAGTCAGCGCCAGGTTTGCTTTTTCTGCCGCTGCACTGGTATCCCCATCGAGAGACTGCAGCAGGGATGCAGAAAAGCTTGTCACCGTCTCCATGTACTCATTCGCAGACAGCCCAGCGGTTTTGTACGCGTTGTTTGCGTACTCCATAACTTTATCTTGGCTATCCTTAAAAAGCGTCTCTACGCCGCCGACAAGCTGCTCGTAGTCCGCATATGCTTGGATTGCCTTTGTTCCAATCGTGCCGATTGCCGTCGCCGCTGCCGTCACGCCGACTACCGCAGCCTTGCCGACAGTGGCAAGGCCGTTTTTAATCTTCTCGCCGAGGCCGGATGTTTTCTTCCCGGTTTCGTCGATGCCCTTGTCCGCTTCAGACGTGTCCGCGCCGATTTTTACAAAAAGTTCAAATAGATTCATGCTTCACCACCAATCCGCACCGCTTAACAACCTCGGCGGTGATCTCTTCGCAGGTTCGGTTGTCCTGCGGCTTCGGGTCTATCAGATCGGAATATTTTGCCTGCACAAAGCTGCCGCCCGCGAATTTCGCTGTGTTTTCCGTCATTGTGCGCAAACACTCCGCCGTATAAATACGGAAGGCTGATTCTTCCTGCTGCCGCTTTACCAAAATCGGCAAAAGGCGAATCAGCCCTCCCGCGCTTATCTTTGGAGCCGCCAGAAGCGCAAGCGTTACGCTTTCGCCTCCGACGCGCACGATTTGAAAAAATTCTGCATATCCTTATCCTTGACGATCTCCTGAATCTGCCACATGGTTTTTAGGACGCTCTGCTTTTTGACCGCCTCAACAGTCGTTTCGTTGACCGCAGCCAGAATACCAAGCGTATCTTCCCGGTGCTTTTTCAGAATCAGGGGAATCCACTGACCGATCTTCTGCGCACCGATCGCGTACCGTTCTCCCGCCGTCTGTGGCTTCTCCGCGTCGATCTGTGCTTTCAGACTCTCCCGCAGCTCATCATCCGTCAGAATATTGAGCGCGTACACGCTGACCTCGCAAAGAACATCAGCTGCCCTATCCGTGCTAAGTTCCGAAAATTTCATACTTTCTTCTCCTTACGTTTCGGCCGTACCGGCTTTGATATAAACCTCATACGGCACAACGTCCTGCTTCGACATCGAATAGTGCGCCGTGTACTCAAACGCCATCTGTCCCTTGCCCTTGTCGGCGGTTTTCAGCTGGAATCCGCCGGTCGATAGCGCGTTCATAAGACGAATAGCAATGAAACCACCGTTTGTCGCACCGTTCTTATCGGAATAATCACCCACAAGCCAGATGTCCGCAAAGTCAGTCGGCGAAAGATCGCGCCGAGGAACAACCTTCGTCGTATCTGTGCCGTCGATGTCAGCCGCCGCCATAAGAGATTTCGCGGAGGTAGTCGTAGCCGTTACATATGTACCGGAAAGTTTCACTTCGACATCGTCCATCCGCTTCATTTCCATTGTGTTCTTTGGGCAGTTGTCCACATCCGAGCCGTAGTCAGAATACGTCGGTGTCGCGGAAAATGTAATGCCTCCGGTAGTTGCGCCGATCTGGTTCTCCGGTTCAAACGTTCCGGTTGCAGGCGTAAATTCGCTCAAAATAACGCCAGCATTGATTTGCAGCTGCTTAAACGTATCCGCCGGAATTTTTGTAAATTTCGCCATGAAATCAGTCCTTTCAGTTCGCGGTAATGTATTCGATTGTGACGTTCAAATACCGCCGCTTGATATTTGCATCAGAATCGTCCCGGACGTTCTGGCACCACGGAGATCCGCGCTTGATCCAGATTGCGCCGTCGTCACACGGCACAAACACGCCGCCCAAGCCGATAGCGTCCGAGATTTCCTGCGCTTTCGCGTTTGGTTCTGCTTCCTGCGTTGTGTAGTACCAGAGATTCACCGTCAGGCCGATTTCCCCGCTGTCCCACGCGCCAGTAATCAGCTCATAGGTCAGCCACGGAAAAACGGCATCGTCCGGGACACTTGATGTGGGGTATGCCGTGAGAAATTGCGAGAACCACGCATGCAATGCTTTGTCTTTCGTCATGTTGGCAGCGCTTTCTTTTCTGCAGTGAAGTATTTCAGATCGAAGCTTGCGGACTTCGGTGTTTGCTTGTCCTTTGGCTCGGACGTGACGCGGTACGTCTCGCCGGTCGTCTTGTCGCGGAAGAAGTCGTTATAATCGATTGGTACGGCTTTTTGCACAAGCACCGAGTAAACGCTTGTCACGCCCTCCTTCTCCGCTCTGCGAGCCTCCATGGACGTATCGAGCATCTGGTAATTTGCGAATTCCGCCCCGTCCGTCCATATCGTGACGTAACCGCCCGCTCCGTCCGGCGTCCGGCTTTTTTCGAGCAGCACGCACGGGCGGGCAAAATCATCAAGTAAACTCATATCAGATCTTCCTCCACTGGTTCATGCGCGATTTGAACGTCGTCTGCCATGTCACAGCCCCATTCGCGGAGGCACTTCCGCTCGATCCCTTCGAGTAGCTATAGCCTCCGAAGCTTTCCGAGGTAAACGGGCTTGCTGCCGCGTCCCCGTTTTTCTCCTGCCATGCTCTGATCTCAGCTTCGAGGGCGAGGACAGCGGACGGGACGGCCATCGGCCAGACAGAGCCATCAAAGGTCTCGTCGGCCATCCCGTAATCCGGGTATTGGTGCACACCGTCATTAAAAACGGAACCTACAATCCGGAAGAATTGCCCTTCTTGCAGGAACGGCAGCGCAATGCTGCCGTTTTCTACTGTGTACGTTCCGCTGATCCGATCCGTTTCAAACCAGTTCCGCAGAACCCCGCACAATTCGGTTAGCATTGCGCTGCCGCCTCCTTACTTTGCCGTTACCGTTGCGTTGCCAGCCTTCTGCGCTTTGTAAGTCGCGTCAGCCTCAACGACTGTGATCTTCTTGCCCGTCGCTGCCGTGACATCGGACTTGCCGTCCCACGTCGGCCACGTTCTGACGTTCTGGCCGTAGGTGACAGTCTCAGCCGAATCGCCTACCTTGTACTTGTAGACGTTGCCGCTTGCTTCCTTCGCGGGCGTTACCGTGATCTTCGTGTCACCTGTCGCCGTGCCCGCCGCAGAGGTAACCGTCAGCGTGCCGAGCGTCGGGGTCTCGTCAATGTCAGCAACGGCAATGCCGTCCTGATACTCCGCGAACAGGGTCATGCCCATGATCGCAAAGGACTCGGAGACCGCAGTGGAGTAGTTGCCCTGCACATGGAAACCGACAAGGTTGGTTTCTCCGTCGGTTCTGTAGTCGAGACCGGCACGGGCGAAATCGCTGTCAGCTGGGTCAATGTAGTACAGGACAATGTTCTCGACCGGAGTCGCAATAACACGACCGCGTTTGATCTCATCGTCAGACAGCAGGAACACGGTGCTATAGCCCATGAAGTTCTTGATGTACTGGAAGCCGAATTCAGTCTGGATGGTGATATCGGCGCCGCCGAGGTAATCGTACAGATCCATCACGTTCACGAAGCCAACAACGTTGGTCGCGGTGCGGTGCATCTGCTTGAACTTGTTGATAACAGCGCCCTTCGCCATTGCAAGCGCGCGCTGCCAGTTGGTTTCGCTGACGGTCAGCAGGCCGGTATTCAGATAATCGTAGAACCGATTGGTGACATTGGTCTGCAGCTCATACAGGAACGCCTCGTCGGTCAGGGCGACGGCAACGTCATAGCCGTATTCCTTGATCGCCTCGATGGAAACAGCCTTTGCGTACTTCTCGACGTTGATGTTGGCGTAGTCCTTTTCAATGACAGTCGCTTTGGAGTAGGGAATCTCTTCACCCTCGCCGACGCTCTGCGCGAGCGTCACGCTTGCGGTCTTGGATTTCAGGACGGTGCCCGGCTGCTTTTTGATGGGGCGCATAATGCCGAGAATGTCGCGCAGGTGCTGCCAGTTCCGCGCAAAGCGGGTTACAAAATCGATTTCACGAGCGGTTACCTGAACGTCGCTCGTCATCGTCAGATTGGTCTTTGCTCCCATGTTTATTCTTCCTTTCCGAACAAATTAAGGTTGGCGGCGATTGCTGCCTGCCGTTCAGACGCGTCCCTGATTTTGAAGATGTCGTCCCGGCTCATAGCGCCGCCGTTGTTTGCGGGCGGATCTTTGGTGTCCGCGCCCTTCTGCTTGGTGGTAACAACGAAGTCCGCCCACTCTTCCTTGATGGATTTGCGCAGCTCGTCGGCGTTCTTGATCTTGCCGTCTTCCAGTTCAACGCTGGTCAGATCGGTGACCTTCAAAACCGAATCAATTCGTTTTTCGCTGATACCCGCAGACTTCAAAAGTTCCCGATACGCGGATTCTTTCGCGCTCTTGGTTTCCTTCTGCATCTGCTCTCTTTTGTAGTCGTCAAATTCCTTTTTGACCTTGTCGTGCTTATCCTTCCAGCCATCGTCGCCTTTGGCTTTCAGGTTTTCAAGCTCCGCCTGCACTCCGGGGAGCTTTTCGGCGTCTGCCTTATACCGTGCAAGGTCGCTTTTTAGCCCGTCTACGGTATCGGTGTGCGCCTCAATGATCGTATCCATCTGCTCTTCTGTCAGCCCCATGCCCTTCAGGAGCTTGCGCGTCAGTGCCATGTTCTATCTTCCTTTCCCTTGTCGGCGGTGCTTTGCCGCGACAGAACAAAAAATGTGGCAACAGTCATTTCTTTGCTGTTACCACACTTATACCGTATATTTATGGCTCTGGGACGCAATCTTTATCCGTTTTTCATCTCATCTTCGACAATTTGCCGGTACTGCGCCGCATAGTTCGCCGCCGCTGGCTTCAAATACGGCTGTGCTTTATTTCCCGCCGTCCAGTGCCAGTTGCCCTTTGCGTCCTGATACGCCCACGGCGTAGGTCTCCCGCCCGGATAATGCTTGCCCGTCCCGAGCTCCACATAGGCAGCATATTCAGAATCACTTCCGACATATACCGCCGGTTCTTCCTGGTCTACGCGGTGCGTGATGCTGTTGCGTAGGTTTCCGGTATCAACCGGGCATAGCCGCTTCGCGTACTTTTCCGCCGTCATGCCGATCTTTTCAAGCGCACGAAGCAGCACGTTTTTCATATTGTCCTTGATTTCCTCTGAGTTGTCGATAAATTTAACGTCCATTTTTCTTTTTCCACCCTGCCCATTCGGCATAGCTCATGTTCTCGATCAGCTCATTCCGTCCGGTCGCCTGGTTCCTGGCGCGGCGCTTTCCTCCGGAGGTGTCGATTCCTTCGACCTCGGATACCAGCGTGCAGCGGCAGTTATAGATTTCGGACGGTGGGCCGTTCGGGTCACCTGGGTAGCGGCAGCCGTTGGAGAACTTTTTGTCGTTGTCCACGATCTCGCCGTCGAGCATGGCGTGGGAGTGGCGGGTTCTTCCGTCGAGCGTCGCCATCCATTGTTTTCTGCACTTGATTCCCATTTTCTCGGCAGCATAATAGGAATCCAGCCGCCCGGCGTTCTGTGCGCCGGTGACGGCTGTGCGGGCCGTCCGGATGGCGCTGTCGCGGTTCATGGTGGTAATGCGGCTTTGCAGATCATCCGCCATGCCTTTGATGCTCCGGCCCTGCAAGATGGAGCTGGTGACACTGGCCGTGATCTGCTTTTTCCCGTATGCAAGATCAATCCCACGTTTGAGTGCTCGCTTCTCCGGGTAGGACGGCATAAGGCCCGGCTGCTCGGCAATCAGGCGCTTCACAACCCGCTCATCCCAGAGATCGAATCCAACGTCCCCCGCCACCTGCTCGATCATATAGGCTGCTAGGTTCCTGTTCAGGCTGTAAATCCCCGGCGTTGCGTCGTTGATATAGGCGATTGCGGTTGCGTTTGCATTTGTCATGCGCTCTGCGACCTTATCCCGTAGCGCCTCAAAGCGCCTTCCACGCCCGATCTGCGCAAGCCGCCACATCTTGTATTGATCCTCCGAGATCTCCCCAGCGTCCAGCCGCGCCTTTTCCACCGCGTCACGCGCTGCAAATTTACCGAAGTAATCCCTGATCGTATCCGTCAGATCGTTATACGCTTCCCTGTATATCGCAGCAATCCGCTTTTCAAGCTTTGCGAGCTCTGCGTCGGTCATTTTCTGCCCGGCGGTGTTGCTTGTGCTCATACACTTCTATCCGCCCCGCCGAGCACGGCGCAGACGAGGGTGACGATGATGGTCTTGGTTTCCATGGTGTTCTCCCTTTTCCGGTTTTCAGCGTTCACATCGCAACGATGTAACTCGAATAATCCTTCCATCCGTCGGCAGCTTTATACGCCGCGACCGATGCAGCCGGGACTTTGATGGTCAGACTGAAAAGCGCATTGCGGCCGAGCACTGGCGGGGTTACGGCCAGACATGTGGCTGTCATTATGGCTTCATTTTGCGCGAACGCATAATCTCCGATCGACGTGACGGAGGCGGGGATAGTGATCTCCGTGAGGTTGGCGCGGGACGAGATAAACGCGCTTCTGCCGATCGTTTCTACTGTATCCGGCAGCGTCACTGACGTTCTGCCGCTTTCTTCTGCGAAACCCTCCGGAATCTCTATTACATGTGCCTGTATATCTATATGTGCCAACGATGCACAGTTATTAAATGCACTAATGCCAAGTGTCGTTACCGTTGATGGAATTGTGATGGATGTAAGCCCGGAACTTGCAAAAGCTTGACTAGCGATTTCAGTTACGGATGCCGGAATTGTAATGGATGTCAGACTCCTGCAATCGGCGAGCATTCTGCTTGAGATTTTTTGTAGACCTGATGGCAGTGCAATCGATGCCAGTTGCTCACAGTAGTTAAAAGCACCGTCCCCGATTTCTGTTACCGTATCCGGTATAGCGATTTGCTTAATCGGTGCACCGTCAAAGCAAGAGATTCCTATTTTTGTGAGATTTTGTGGCAGGATGATGTTGATTGGAAGTTCTTCCCCCGTTTCATTATTGTAGAGTGGTTGAATAATAAAAAACGCATTGTTTGGAAGCACTGTCACAAGTGGCGGAACTGTTAGCGTTGTGATGTATGCAGAATTAAAACATCCATTCCCTAACACGCTGATCGTATTTGGCAGAACCAGCCCATTCACCTGTGCCTGATTAAACGCCATTGCTTCTATTGCCGTGATATTATTTGAAGCATCACTACAGTCAAGGTTTTTTAGTTGGTTCTGCCCTGCGAACTCATACGCATAGATTGCCGTGTGATTGTAGAGTTTTGCGCGCTTGATATAGTGGGCCGTGTTGCCGTCTGTATCCTCCCCCACACCATACTCCGCTTCCATATACGGCGTAGTCGGTGCGGATTTTATGCCGCTGATCGCGCCTGCAAGCCCTTCGATGGTCTGTGCCGCAGGGGCTGTGCCGCCTTTGGCCTCCACTGCGTCATACGCCGCGCCGACTGCCGTGATAATGCGGTCAATCTCTGTCTGTACGCTCATGTCTGTTCCTCCTTTAAATCGCAGCGAGAGCGTTTTCGATGTCGTCCGTCAGGCTGACGGTGCCGCCGGAGGTGTATCCCGCCGGGATATCGGCGCTGGTCTGCGTGAGGCCGTCGATGGTCTTCGAGATCGCGCCGTTGTTGGCCATGGTGCCCTCAACCTTGCTGCCGTCGGCCAGCACGATAAACTTGCCGTCCAGCACGTCAGCAGCTCCGGCAGTCACGCCGGAAACGTCCTTGTATTTGTCCGGGATCGCGCCGACCGTGACCTTGCCGAGGACTTTGCCCTTGGTGGGCGTGATGTCCTGCGCGGCCTCGGCAGGCGTGGCGGACTTGGTTTCCAGCACGACGGATACCTTGCCCGTGCCGGAGTGCTTACCGGCGGGGACAGTGTACTCCTGATTGCCGGTCGTCGCGTCCAGCACTTTCTCCACCGCGCCGTTGTCCGGCATGGTGCCTGCCTGCGTTACGCCGTCTGCATCGATAAAGACTTTATTCGCCAGCACGTCGGCAGGCGCGGCGGTCGTCGCGGAGACGTCCTGATAGTTTTCCGGGATCGCGCCGACGGTCACGCCGGACAGGCCGTAATAGCCCTGATCTGGTGTGACGGACTGCTGCTCCTTCGTCGGCGTGACGGATTTGGCCTGCAGGTTGTAGTTGCCGCCGCCGGAGCCGCCGCCAGCACGCACGGAAACGTTAAAGGAAACGTCAACCGGATCGCGGTTCTTGAGTTCAAATTCAATGCCGCCCATCACAACACCGCCTTTGAAAGCGCGGCAGATACGTCGATCTGCTTTTTCTCGGAGCCGAGCACGTCACCGCTTTTGAATTTCACGCGAATCTGCATCGGGCAGACCTTCGGCAGGCGGAATGTTTCTTCCTGCGCCAGCGGGAAATAGAATTTCCCGTCCGCGTATGTGATCTGGCCTGGGTAATACTTCTGCAAATACAGAAGCGTCATTTCGATCTTCTCAATATCGTCGATCTCGACAGCCTGCCCGTTGTTCTTGACCGTGACGGCCAGACTGTACGCATCGCCCTGTACCATGCTGCTCATACGTCTATTCCTCCATATCTTTCGTGGAATATCGCTCTAATTCTTCCGCGCTTTTCCTCTTCAAAATGTTTGCGATTTCCTCCTGCGTAAGCCACGGCAGCTTGCTCAGAATCGTTTCGTCGTCAAGGTAGCTCGCGGCAAGCAGCACCATCTGCGTCTGTTCTAACTGATTTGTTATTTTGGATCGCATAAAGGATGGCTCGTCATCAATACCAACGATCTTAAACAACGCCTGCAGGAACTCGATCACGCAGTATTCAAATTGATCCACCTTGTTATCCATCGGCTGATACGCCGCCATGATCTCCGTCGCCGTCTTCTGCCCCGCCTGCACTTTTGCCACATCAAGCATTTGCGCGTCACGGTAAAGATCGTCGCTGATTCTGGAAAGAAGCGCTTCCCGAGCTTCAACTGGGATTGTGAGCGTATGAGCCTCTGCCTTCGCGCCGTCGTCGTCCACGAGCCCAACGCCGATCCGCCGCATGGACTCTTTGAACCGTGCCATATCGATCTCGTCCATGCCACCGGCGTTTGAGATCGTCCAATAAATGATCGACGCCTCATCAACTGTATTCGCAAAGCCTGACTTAATGAGATCGTAGCAGTCTATCGCCTCGCGTTGGCCGACAAGCTCTGACTGCCTTGCGCGGTTGCCGTAGAGCGGAATAATCGGGAAGCCGGGATAGTTTTGATATGCAAGGATCTCCGTACCGTCCGCTTCGGAACTTGCCTCGACAGATACATATCCGCGCTTTGCCTCTAGGATCTCCATGTTTTTTCCGCTTCTGCGGATGAACTGTGTAAAGCCGTCCGGCTCGTAGAGTGTTGCGCGAAGCGGCTTCGTATCGGATACCTGCCAGAATCTAATCCCGGAGCGCAACGCACCGTTTTCCTCATCGAGAATCGGAACGAACTCTGTTACGTCGAAAACCTCAAGATGATCAAGGTTCCAGAAGCCATACGATACGCCTCCAACAAGGGCCGCATGCGCTGCGTCCTGCAGCCGAACGTCGAACGATGCGCCGAGTTTTTCTTTGTTCGCGGCTTCTTTCAGCGTCACGCCGTTCCCGAGCAGATACTGCGTTTCCTGCGTGATGAAATTTGCAAAGAAATTGCTCCGAAGCTTATAGTTCGGACTGTAGTTGTCCGGAATGACTTTCCCGTTGAGTGTATAAAGCAGCTTTTGAAAATTAGCAATCGTCACATTCCTGTGCGCGTCATACTCCTTCGCAATAACCGCCTGTTTGTATAAATCCGAGTCTTTGTGATTATTTATCGCGGACAGAACAAATTCCATCCGTTCCCGGTCAGACTTTTCCGCAACCTCTAAAAAATCCTGATATGTTTTCATCTTTTGCCTCACCGCGCCAGCTCCGGCACAAATCTGTGTTCTTTGAAGTGCTTTTTCAAGACCGTCATCACCATGTACCTGATTTCGTCCATAGCGTGGTCGTTTTCCTTCACGACGCGGTCAGATTCTGCTTTTTCGTCCCACCTGTAAAGCCCAAATTCGCGGATGGCGTCCTCGCAGCTCTCATGGATTTTGAGCTTCCCAGACGCAATCATCTCAGCCGTTGTCTGTATGCCGGGCAATACATCATTCACAGCCCCACGAACTTTGAACTCATGGTGCTTCTTTACGGTGGCAATAAAAGCGTCCGCCGACGGGTCTACAATTAGGCATTTTATATCCCTCCCGCCTGCGAGGCGCTTGACCTCTGAATAATACTCTTCCGGCGTTTTTTCTTTCCGTTCTTCTCGCCCGCAGTAATAATACTCTCCGATTCGCACCGCTTCCGTTTTCGTCACGCACCACAAGCCAGCCGAAAACGGATTGTGCGTGCCGTAGTCAATGGAAATGTAATAATCGCCGGTGTCCGGTATGTCCTGCACGATGCAGGAATCGCCAAACATCGGATACACAAGCCCTTCCGCAATGCAGCGCTCACCAAGGATATCCCGTCGATACCAGATGCTTTTTATATCATACTGGCTTTCGATTTCCGCAAGCCTTTGGGCTGTAATCGTTGCATTGTCTCGGATAGTAAAGTGCCGGTAATTATACCGCGCTCCAAATTGTTCCGGGAATCGGTCTATGTAATTCTGGTAAATCCAGTGTCCAGGCGACGAAGGGTTTAAATCCCAAAAAACACGTCGAAGTTTTGCGGCAAGCTGTCGGTTGAACGCCTCCTTGATCGTATCCTCATGGTGAAGGTTGATCTCGGTTGCAATCCACATTCCGTATGAGTTGCCGCGTATTTTCTTGAAACTGTCCGCTTTTGCCCCGCCCGCGAAGATCACCACATAGTCGCGCCTGTGAGATTTTATCACAAGCGCCTCGTTGCCTTTGTACTTCGTCCAGCGGCAGCGTCCGCGGAAAATATACTCGAGTCCGAATCCATTCGCGTCTCCGATGTTCAACTTCGCGTTGGCCGCCGTGGAGCCTGTCGCAAGGTGTATTCTGTCCGGCGTGCCCTTTTCTATCAGCGCAGCAAAGGCAGCTATGTTGTCGATGGTCTTGCCCGCTCGAACGGCTCCCTCTGCGACCGAGATCGTGCAGCGCATTGCGCGCTGTATGTACGCCTTGTGTTTTTCCCCAAACACGGGGTTGATGGTCCTGGTTTTCATTCAATCCCCGCTTCTTTGAGATAAGCGTCCGTATCCTCCGCGTCAATGGATTCTTCCGGCTTGTCTGTCTGGCCGAGGTACTGCTTCCCAAGCCAGATTGCCATTGTCGCATTGTTTTCAGCCAGCCGCCACTGGCTCCGGCGCAGTGAAATTTTCCCCGCTCCTCGCTTTTGCTTAAATACCTCGGAAAAACTGGCATGATAGGTGCGTTTACACCAACTATCCAGTGTTTTATCAGTCACACCAAACCAACCGCAGATTTCCTCAAGCGTGCATTGCAGGCCGCATAGGTTCTCAAACTGTTTTTGATCTATTTCCTTTCTTGGCCTTGCCATACGCGCCCTCCTTTCTCTGCTGGCGTTTGATAAACTTCTCCATGTCCCGCTTCAAATACGGGCTGCTGGTTTTGGCTATAATCGCCCGTGCTTCTTCAATCGTCATTCAGCAACACCGCTTTCTTCCCCGTAAACTTCTCCCAACGGTCAACAATGACATCAGCATACTTCGGATCGTACTCCATGCAGAAAGCGTGTCGGCTATTCTGCTCCGCCGCCATAATCGTTGTGCCGGAACCAGCAAACAGATCGAGCACACTCTCACCCGGCTTACTGGAACACTGCATCTGATAGTCAAACAGCTTAATCGGCTTCATTGTCGGATGCTCCGCAGATTTGACAGGCTTATCGAAATTCAGAACGGTGGTCTGTCTGCGGTTCTTGAAGAAATAATGCTTCTTGCCTTCCGTCCATCCGTAAAGGCACGGCTCATGCGCATCTTCTTCAATCTCGCTCTCACCGTACAGGCACGGTTCATGTTTCCACTGGAAGTCCTGTCTACCCATCACAAGTGAGTTCTTCACCCAGATCAGGCACTGCCGGACACGCAGCATCGCGTCTTTGCACGCGCCGCGAAAGTTATATCCCTCGCTGTCCGCATGCCAGATGTAGAACGGCGCACCGGGTTTCATAACCATCGCCGCATTGGAGAAGGCATCCGTCAGGAACCGTCTAAACGCCGTATCCTCCATATTGTCGTTCTTAATCTTCCCGGCGGTGCCCTGATAGTCCACATTGTACGGAGGGTCTGTGAGCAGCAAATCCATTTGTGCCCCCCCTACGAGCTTCTGTACGTCTGTCAAAGACGTGCTGTCTCCGCACATAAGGCGATGGTCTCCAAGCTGGTACACATCGCCAAGTTTACTCTTCGGCTCTGCCGGTAAAACAGGGTCGTAGTTGTCCTCTACAACTGACGTGTCGAGTTCATCACGCAGCCCCCAATCAAAGTCAAACGCTGACAGGTCGAGACCAGGCAGTTCATCAGCCAGCAGGTCAAAGTCCCAATTGCTCTCGTTGCTCTTGTTGTCCACGAGCCGCAGGGCGTTCACCTGCTCCGGCGTCAGATCGTCCACACAGACGCACGGCACTTCTTCCATGCCCAGCTTCTTCGCCGCCATAGCGCGGCAGTGGCCGATTACAATCACACCGTCACGGTCAATCACAATTGGCTGTACAAAGCCGTACTGCTTGATGCTCTCCGCAACGTTGTTGATTTGCGTCTTGTCATGCTTTTTCGCATTTTTCCCGTATGCAGTAATGCTGGAAAGCTTTCTGTTTTTTACCTCCATGTTGTCCTCCCCATCAAGCCCGATCACCGGCCAGCCACCTCATTCTTTCGTTCTCGTGTCTCCGTGTGTGAATAAATATATTTATTCACACCGGAGAACACGAGAACAGGAGGAGGAGGTTTCCGCAGAACGCTGCGGTGCCGATGAAGAAGGGCGTAGAGTTGATCTCTACGCCCTTATAGTAAATGTTAAATTTGGCTCTGGGACGCAGACTTTTTCATAAAAGCCCTCTTTTTTGCCCAACAAGGCGAATAAATTGCCTGTGCCACTCCTGCGCAGTGCGTTCGGACACATAAACCGCCATCGCAGCGCCCTGTAAGGTGTGCGTCCGCTTCCAAAGAACCAAGTCTATGAGCCGGAGTCGCTCCGCGCCGTCAACGAGCTGTTCCGTCTCCGCGATTGCATCCGCAACGGCAGCGCGCTCGGCCTTCGTCATCAGCCCGCCGCCCTTATAGCTGCGGATCATCCATTTTGCATAGGCCCACCAGCCGTATCGCGGCGTGCTCATTTGAAAACTCCCGCGTCTTCATCGTCGTACTTTGCCCCCTTAATCTGTTCCATCGTCTACGCCCTCCATCATGGCCTTGATTTCCGCGGCATTTGCCTTGATAATGTCCAGCACGATCTCGCTTTGGATGTGGTGGGCAAACATGGCCTTGTCCTGTGCGTTCGCATTGTAGTAGCCCGTAAGCGTATTGCCCGCTTCCGTTTTTGCCACAATCGCGATTGCAAGCGGCTTGGATTTATAGAGCGCTTGCAACGCCTTTTCCAGCCACGCCGCATATTCCTGCTCTGTGATCCCGCTCATCAGTAATGTTGCCTCCCTTCGCGCTTTGCGCGGTTCGCATCGTGCAGCGTCCGCATACAGCCCCGTGTTGTTGCATATCTCGCTGCGTCCTTTGATTGCTCCTGCTTGTATCTGTCCGCCTCCCGGCGGAATGCTATGTATCGGGTGCAGTCCATGTGACAGCCGGTGTGCCTGTCCGCGCAGCCCTTACACGGAGCCTGCACCGGTGTAAGCCCTAGATTTCCCTGCATTCGTCCACCCTCACACATACGCGCTTGCCGTTTACCGCAACGACGTAGCCAGCCCGATTTGTCGCGTACTTGTACTTCTCGGCGGGATACACCCGCCCGCAGACAGACCGCATTTCCGGGTATACCGGGATCGAGCACGTGATCAGGATCCGCACGCGCTCCGCCCGACCCATCACAGCTTCTCTATGTGCCGTCCAGGCGCACGCCTCGCTGCAAAAATTGTATTTTGCCTTGTACTTCGATGGAGCCCGCATAAACGTTTTCCCGCAGGCATCGCACGTCAGCTGCATCGGCGGTCTTGGCGGCTTTCGCTGCGTCTTGCTCATAGCTTTACCCCCTTGATGTACTTATCGAAATACGTCACAGCTACCGCCATCGCAGCCCACATATCCGCAGAGAAGCCGTAGAAGAAGCCGGGGTCTTTCTTCGTGCCCTTTCCGAAATTCGGCTGGCCGGGCGCGTAGCGATCAACGAGGGCCTGCCGGATGTTTGCATCTTTGGCAGATAGCGAGCCGCACAGATCCAGCTTTTCTTCCCGGCGGTAGATCCTCTTCGGCTCATATCCGCCCGACCTCAACGCGATTTCCCAGAATCGCCCGATCCAGACGCAGGTGTCGAACACCTCTTGTCCGACCGTCATGCCCATGCCCGCGATCATCTCGATTGCAACGTCTATGCAGTTCGCATAAAGCTTCCGATCCAGCATATCAGTCACTGCCGGGTTCTCGATCTTCCCGGCCTCCAGCACGCGGCGAATTTCTTCGCCGTCGTGCTCGACCACCACATAGCCGGATTGCGTATTGCCGGGATCAATCGCCAGAATTGTGCCCATCTGGCCATCTCCTTTGTTCAAAGTCTTTGCACTCCTCTCCGGAAAAGTACATCCGTTCCAATTCCTTCTCCGAGAACCGTTCGGCCTTGTGCTTCAAGCACCGGTACGGATAAACGTAGTTCTTTCTGTATTCCAGATTTTTGCAAGTCAAGCAGCAATCCTGCATCAGCTCTCCTCCTTTCGCGCTTCCACGAGCAAACCGCAGCCCGCTCATTCGGTCACGCCTCTACTGCAAAAATCGTCCGGTGCAATCTCCATATCGCTGATGTCGCAGATGAGAAAACCGTTAGCGTTACCGGCGTTTGTCTTCCAGCGCGGCTTTGCCGTCAGCCCCCAGTTTGCATGGTTCCGGCTCGTTCCGATGGACATGAGGATCTTTCTTGCGCGTTTTCTGGTCATGACTTGCCCTCCTCTACACGCGGCTTAAGCCATTCTTTGATTTGCATCGCGCAGGAGCAGCAAAGCTCAATATCAGGTGATTCCTCATGGAACGCGCTTCGTACGTTTACATACGTCGCAGAGCTTGTGGGGTTTATCTCCGCCCCGCAGCGGTCACATACTCGTTTCGTTGCCATCCTTCTTGCCCTCCTCATCCTTGAGAATCACCATCGCGGAGTTGTCTTTCCTTTCATTACACACCTCGGCAGCACCAGCACTATTTTCCGTGATGTACTTCTCGAAGTTTTCCATTCTTTTGGCGCACCAGTCTGGATTCTGCGCCATAATCATTGTGGTGTATCTGGCAGCGTCTATTAGGCTCATCCTTTATTCTTCCCTCCGTTCTCCGTAGCTGCAATACCCGTCAGGCTCCGGGTCTGAAAGCCCTCTCCGATCTGCGCAGTACGGGTCATTTTCTTCATTCCGACTGAAATTCTCGCAATCTTGGCAACGCACTACCGATACAGCTTCGACAGCAGCTCGCCTTTTGCCGCCGCAATGGCGACCGGGTTGTGTTTATGTTGGCCCATCGTCCCGCACCTCCACGCCAGCCTCGTCCAGCAGGTCAGAAAGATCGGTGTCCACGCTGCTACCAATAAACTCGCCATTTTCGTCGTAGTGGTTGTACTCCGTGGTCGGCCGGGATTCTATCCCTGCAAACTCTTTTAAAAGTCTCAGATATTCGTCGTTATCGAAGAGCTGAGCTTGATAGAGTTGTCTCAACTGCGCTTTGGTTATGTGCTTAGCCATCCTTCTTGCCCTCCATTTCCCGCAAAGCCTTCTCGGCTTCTTCGTGGGTGAGGAAAACGGTCTTACCAAAATTTCTAATATCGGTTGAGAGCGCTGCCCTATCACTACTTTCGTAAGTATTGTAGAAAAATGGCGCTGCAATTTCTTTTACAACTCGTTTTTCAACTCCAAACCTAGTCACGGCATACAGTGTATCTCCTTTTTTGGCAGGTAGAACAATAACTCTTCCGTCCTTGTCGGCCTCGGCAAGCTCGCGGATGTGATGGAGCAATGTAAGCTGCTCAGTCAGCGTTTTTGATTCTTTCAGCGCGTAATCGAACAGTTCTCCTAGCGCAGTTACCTCTTTTGGCGTCAGCCCCGTATCCTCGTAGGCTGCGAGTCGCTCACATACCGCTATTTCAAACGGGCAATCCTCGATTTTGCACCCGCTGCCGTAGCACGGTTCTTTAAAGCAGCGCGGGTAATAGGCATGACGGGTTTGTTCGCCATTCCATTCAGTCAATCGTTCCATTTCAAAACCCCTTTCCCAACATATCTGCAATACGCAATTTCCAACTTTGCGCCCTTGCTTTCCTTCGCATCCGGCAGCGCGAACAGGATATCCGCCGCGTCGATCATCCCGAAGCACAGCCGCATATAGTCCTTCGGTGTCAGACCCTCCGGCAGTTCCGCCGGATTCAAGATCACCGCGAGAGGATACAGCTCCTGTATGTGCTTCGCCGTCATGCGGACTTTCATCTTGTAATTCGGGTCTCCGGTGATTTTACCGGCTATGTAAACCTTCACGGCAATTCCTCCACATACCGCCAGCTCTGCGGCGGGCGTTCAAGCGTCCTCCCACACTCAACAAGATTGATGCTCCCGTCAGGGTTGCAGTCATATTTTTGATACGAGCAAGCAACCCTGCGCGATGGACACGATTTATCATCATTTTTATACCTGCACACCGGGGAAAACTCGCTCAGCTCCTTCGGCGTGTTGTAGATTTTCAGACCGGAGATATGCCAGCCGTAGCCTACTTTTTCGCCGATGTAGTCGCACAACTCTTCTGAGGTCAAGCAAGTTTCTTTGAGCCGATTGTCGAGTTGATTCCCGCTATCGTCCCAGAAGCCGCAAATGTTCACGCGGGTAATTGCGTCACAGATAAATTCCCCGATAACCTTTTGCCGCTTATCCCATAAGCCAGTGGTCGGCGCTTTTTCCGTCTTTATGAAAACCGGCTTGCCGTGATACGTCTCTCCATAATTCTCATCGCCGTCTTTCATAATGGTGAGTAGCTTTTCCTCCGGTTTTGTGCAGTAGATATAGCACTTAACCGGCGTATCCATCTTCGGGCGCGTCTTGCGCACCTCGATCGTTTTCTCACCGCTTATGATCTTCTCGCACCACTTCGGGCGGATGCTGATCAAAACAGCTTTACTCATGCCTTGTCTCCTTCCTCCCGCTCAAACCGGATTTTCATTTGTGCGGGGCAAAGGTCTACCTCCGGGCGGCGCTTGCCCGTCCAGCGAAGTCCCCCTGCCTGTCCGATGCACTTCCATCCAGCCGCCTTGAGGCTTGTCCCCGACTCTGTATCTAGGATATATGTAATCAGTTTGTGATAGCCCATCGCACGGGCGGCTCTCCACGCAGCTGCATATAGCATGCTGCACGCATTCCGCGTGCCGTCCGTGCAGCAGCGATTTACCTCAAGCGTCCACCCATCATCCAGATACCGCGAAACCGGTCTGCCGACGATTGCAACGCCTACAATTTTCTCGCCATCGGTGCAGCCGATGGAAAACTTGTGCCCCACCACTGGCTTGTGGTGCCGGTGGTGCTCCGCGACAAACGCGTTTGCCTCTGCCAGCGATACCGGGCAAATATCAAGCATCTGCCTTGCCTCCTTTCTCCGGTGCTCCCGGCAGCGGCATCCAGTCGGTAATCAAACCCTGCGGAACCTCCCAGTTGCGACACTCCCAACCGAGCCCCGGAATATACCGAGCCGCATCCACGATGCTTCCGCCTGCGTCCTTAAAAGCGATAAGGTATCGCTTAATATAATCTGCTGGCAGCTTCTCCTCCACGCTGATCCACTGCGGCACCTTCTCCCGCAGCGCCGCGTTCTCGGCGGTCAGGCGCTCGATGAGGTCGAGCGCGTATTTGCACAACGTCTCAACGCAAGCGATCTTGCCGTATAGCTGGCAGTCTCTGCACGGGTGGCCTTCGCCGCAGATATGCAGCGCCTGCGCGATTTCCTTGCCTGTCATGGTTTTTCCTCCCTCCCCGGCGTCAGCTTCGCCAGCCGCCCGCGGCTATACACCATCAGCTTCTCGCCCTGGATCTCCATCCGGTCTGCCTCGATGTTCGTCAGATCGTTGCAGCAATCGCAAACAAATCTCATGTCTTATCCTCCTTGTTTTCCGCAAGCATTCGCTCGACCGCCTCCAGCTGGAACGCATCAAGTTCGTCCCCGTGGCGCTGTACGCCTTGCTGCAATCGGGCGGCGCCCTTTGACACCGGCCCCATCACCCTGTCCACAGCTGCGCGTTCCAGCGGGTTCAGCTCGTCGTGGTGTCCCTGCACGCCGTAGCCGGGCTTTGCAGCGCGGCCGAGCGCCGCAGGGCGTGTGCTGGCCTCTTTCAGCCAGTCAAACACGATCCCCTTGTAATTTGCGGCCATAGAGCGGGTTATCACGTCGATCATGGCTTCCTCGCCGTATTCCTCCGCAGCCTTTGTGATCTGCGTAACAAGGCTTTGCAGGCCGACAGGCTTATACTCCTCCCGTCGTTCGCCCTTGTACGCCACCCATTTCTCAACGGATTCGCGCAGTGCGGGGGGTAGGGGGGAAAGAATACTGTCCATGTCCTTGTCCTTTTCCTTTGTCCTTTTCCTTTGTCCATAGCTTTTTTTGCTTTCATCGGAAAGCATTTGCTTTTTTTGCTTTTCGTTGCTTTCGTCAAAAGCATTTGCTTTTTCGGATTCAGGCCGACCGCCCTGCTTTCCTGCCTCGCTTCTTGATGCGGAGACGGCTTTTTGCGCCGCTACGGATTCGTCAATGTCCCGTCGAATCGCAGGCCAAATGAAACGTTCACTCCCGCTGAACTCTGGCTCTGCTCCCGACTCGCGATAATCCATCGCGGCCAGCACCAAGCGCCCCACCTCAGCAGCACTGTACGCCTCGAAATAGCTCCTGTAACTCAGCCACAGCTTGACGTATTCCTTTTTATCTCCCATCCGTCAGCCCTCAGAACGGCAGGTCGTCGTCGCCAATCTCCATCTGCGGCATATCCGGCGCAGAGAACGGAACCGGCGTTGTGCTCGGTAGCGGCTTGAACTCCGAAGAGGCCGGTGCAGCGGCAGAAGCATTCTGCCCGTCCCGCTTGCTGTCGCCGAAATAAACGCTTTCTGCGACGATCTCTGCCGTTTTGCGCTTGTTTCCGTCCTTATCTTCCCAGTTGCGGATCTGCAAACGGCCAGACACCACGGCCATGCGGCCCTTGGAGAAATACTTGCTGACGAACTCAGCCGTGCCGCGCCATGCGACGATATCCACGAAGTCCGTTTCCTTCTCCGCGCCCTGCGCCGCGAAATCGCGGTCGCAGGCAAGCGTGAAGGATACAACAGAATTTCCGCTTTGCGTCTGCCGAAGCTCCGGGTCACGGGTCAGGCGGCCCATCAGGACGATTTTATTCAGCATTTGCGTTGCCCTCCATGACCTCACCTGTAGTCTGGTCAACAGGCATATTGTCTACCATTTCCGCATCTGCGACAACAGTAGGAACGCTGAACATATCGTCGCTGATCTCCGTCTTGATCGTGCTGTCCTGCGCAATCTGCCGAACAAATTCAGACTTCATCGGCGCGTATTTCAGAACTTTTTTCAGAACGGTCTTCTTTGCCATCTCTTCAAAGTTGGTCTGCCACGGGCCGGAGCCGTATGCCTTGCTGTACTTCTGCGCATGGGCGCGAACATCGTCCAGCGTCATGATCTCGAAGCCGTAGCCGCCGTCCTTTGTCTTGAACATCGCCCAAACGTTCACCGGGTCGCCGCGATCTCCGTTCAGCTTCGGGATAAATTTCAGGCTGCATTCTGTGCCATACTCGGCAATCAGCGTATCGTTCGCGTGTCCGACTTGCGCCTGGATCGTCTGGATCTCGCCGGAGCGGTATGCAAGGTCGATCATGCCCTTATAGCCAAGCTGGAACTGGCATTCAAGGCGATTCTGCTTGCCGTTCCAGTACGGGATCAAATATGCCTGTCCAAGCGGCGTGTTCGGCTCCAAGCCAAGCTGCGCGGCGGTCATCATTGCGCCGAGGAAAGATTGCGGCGTACACTGCGCCAGCTTCGGATTCGTGGAAAGTGCAGAAAGCGTGATCCGCGTGAACCGCTCCGGCGTCATAACGGAGGGAAGCGCTTTCTTGATCTCGCCCTCCATCTGCTTGATATACTGCTGCATTGTCGGATTTCCGCCGCTCTGTGCCTTCATAGCCGTCTGCGCGGTTGCCTGCTGGATTTTGTTCATGATTCTTCCTCCTGTTTCATTTCTGTAATTTTGAATGGCCGGGCCTGCACCGTTTTATAGAACGGTGCCAAATCGATATCCGGGTATGCCTCTTTAAAGGCTTTGGGCTGGAACGTCTGCCGGTTTTGCTGCTTCCAAGAGACGTTGTAGCCGTTGCAGGCGGCCCGCTCTGCCGTGCCCATATCGAGCTTGATCGTGTTTTCGATCTCGCGGCTGCGCTCCGCCAGTGCAGCCGCCTGACGTTTGATCTGCATATACTCAGCCAGCAGCTGTTCGCGTCCGAACAAATCAAGCTGTTCGCCGCTGCTGTCGGCATAAATCGTGCTGATCGCGTCCGTCGTCGCCTCCGAACCGTCTGGTGCAGGCGGGGTGTCTTCCTCGACGCACCGCCAAAAAAGCTTCTCCGCCTCCATCAGCGCGGAGATTTCCGCCTCATCGCGCTCGAGCGTGTATGTAAAGAATCCGCGCCCGAATACGAGAACCGCCAAATACCAACGATCAAGGCCGGTGACGGCAAGATAATGCACACACTGTGCATAGTAGCGTTCCGGGAACTCCACGCCGTTGAACTGCCGAATGTCAAGCGTTGAGGTTGTCTTGCATTCCAGCCCTGCATTTTCGCTGGAAATTCGCCTGTCAATATCTGCGTGCGCCCACGGATACGCGGGGTTCCGAATGATGTAGTTGCAGCGCCGCACCTTTTTCCCGGACGCTTCCTCAAAACGCTTCGCAACATACTCTTCGAGATCTCTGCCGATCCGCATAGCCTCTGTGTCTTCCTTTTCCGGGAGACGCCCAGTCTTATCCATCCATACCGTGTACGGGCTTGCAAAGCGGCTCATTCCGATAACAGCCGCCGCGTCACTCCCGCCGATGGACTTTCTGCGTTCCTCCAGCCATTCTTCGCGGCTCATCTTCACAGTGGAGATTGTATCGAGCATTTACTCCACCTCCACAAATTTGCCGTTTTTCAGCTGGTACCAGGTATCTGCTCTGATATTTTCGCCATCTACGATTGCAGCTTTTACCGCGACAATCGGATACGTCTTCCCGTTCCATTCGCCGCGTTCGACGCAGCAGATCGCGCAGCCGAGTGCGCCCATTGCTTTGCATTCGAGGCCGGCCGCGAGCGCCACACCGGCTTTCCCTGTGGCGGAGGCTGCGCCCCGATCGCCTGTGGCGGAGGCTGCGCCCAGATCGCCTGTGGCGGAGGCTGCGCCCAGATCGCCTGTGGCGGAGGCTGCGCCCCGATAGCCTGTGGCGGAGGCTGCGCCCCGATCGCCTGTGGCGGAGGCTGCGCCCCGATTGCCTGTG